ATGCCAAACTCAGACCTGCTCCCTTCCCTGCTATTCAAGCTCAACGAAAACCAGCTCGCGCTTGAGGCTGCCATCCTGGAGCTTTCGAATTGGGTGGAGATGCGCGGATCGGCAGACGTAGTTGACAACGTGCGCGGAGCCCTGGAAACGATTGACCGAAATGAAGAGTTCATCAAGATGTCGCTCGCGGTGCTGATGGCCCCGGAGTGACTGCAATCGGCCGATTCTGTTGAAAAAGTCGGCCAGGGTTTGCGCATCAGAAAAGTACACGTCCGAGATTGAAATCTTTACTTTTGGCAGAGGCTTCGACTCGGATTTCACGTAGCCGCATGCAAAAAAGGCGCTTTCACCAGTCAATGATCAGGCAGTTTGGGCAGACCGACTTTTTCAACAGAATCGGCCAGACGCGGTCACTCCTCGAATCAACAGCTGCTGACTGACCAAGAGCACCTTTGTTCACAGCACGGAACGTCAGGGGTTAGCCTCAGCGATTGATTCGTCTATTCAGTCCGTTCTCCCCCGCCAGTGCAGCTCCCGCAGCTGCTCTATTAGTGATAATGTTCTTTCTCACTCATAAGGATGTTGGCTATGATCAAAGGACTCGAAAAGCTTCAGCGTCAGATGGCCGAAGCACAGAAAGTACTTCAAAGCTTGGATGGTGATCTTTGTACGGTGAACTTCGATCCCTATGATCCTGCGAGTATCGAGGCGGCTATTCAGCAGGTCGTGACCGTTATTGACGAGCGCGTCGGACACCATAATTCAAATCCGATCATTGGTCCTCTTGCCGAGCAGATGAAGGCGCAATATCGCGCAAGCATCATCGACCGCGCAGCAGAGTCTCGGCTGAAGGGAGCTGAATAATGGCCATAGACTTGTTTTCACAGATCAACAACTCCGTTCTGGATCTACAAGGTGCCCAGCTTCAAACTTTTGAGCGCCCTTTAAAAAAGCTCGCTAGCCTGCTCCATCACCCTGATTTGGAGGCCGTTAATAGCGTTTTGACCGCAAGCGTCGACCTAGAAGGCTTTTTAGAAGCAAGCGAAAGCACTAGTGGAGGCATGGTCGGTAGTGCCTCTCTCCTCTGGCCTGATGACCATGAGCAGACCTTGGGTCTTACGCTCCTGCTAATAGATAAGCTGGCTGCTGACTCGGATTATGTAATTAATTTTGGTCACCATTATTTTTATTCAGGTAACAAAGTAATATCCGCAATACACGCATTGACAGCGCAACTTATCATCCCCTTTGTGCGGGATTACAAGCTCTATGTCCAGACACATGGGGAGGTTAAGCCACAGTTGAAACTACCAATTTCCAACAAGATTTTCATTGTTCATGGCCATGACGACGGTGCTCGCGAAACCGTTGCGCGCTTCCTTGAGCGAATGGGTTTTGAAGCAGTTATATTGCATGAGCAAGCCAACCAAGGCCGTACCGTAATCGAAAAGGTGGAAGCACACGGTGATGTGAGTTTTGCCGTGGTACTTCTTACTCCTGACGATGAAGGCAGTGTAAAGGGAGGCGTCCTGGAGCCTCGCGCCCGACAAAATGTGTTACTAGAACTGGGCTACTTTATTGGACGTCTGGGGCGTGACAAAGTCTGTGCCCTGAAACGCGGACAGCTAGAAATTCCAAGTGATTTTGCGGGCGTGGTATGGGAACCGATGGATGACACGGGTGGCTGGAAACAAGCTTTAGGGCGAGAGTTGCAAGCCGCTGGTCATAACGTCGATTGGAACAAACTGATGCGCCCTTAAAACTACTTACAGATCCATTTACGGCGCTAAACTTTCTGACAATAGTTTCAGTGAGCATGCATAAGGACCGACTGCAATGGGTCGATTGCTGCCCTTCGCAACAGGCAGCAAACGGCCAGAGGCGCTATTCGAGCATCTACAAATACGGGGCAATTCAAGCTCTAGCCTAAAAAGGTTTAGCGAGTGGACAAGGAATGTCATCCATTAATACCGCCTGAGTGGTTATTTCACCATTAGGCTTAAATTAATTTTTAGAAGATCATTACCATGTCACGAAAGAAACTAATTACAAAAGAACTGACAGATCTTTACAACTCTGGCGCCGAGGTGTGCCAGGAGTTTCATGACGGCAAAAATGAGTCCTTTCAGTATAAATATCAGTCTTGGTACACAAAGGCTTTACGGGCTGTTCAACATTTGGCTTCAGACCGGATTATTGAATTTCGCGGCTATTACGAGATTGATCCAAAGAGAAAATCCCTAGGGTACGGAACCTATGCTATTCAAGACTACTTTAAAGGTGTGGTACCCAGCAAGTTCAACTACCCGGAATTCAACAGTAGAGTTCAAGTCGTTCAAGCTTTCTTTAACCAATTGACCATTTTCAAGTCCATCATTGATCGTGCCGAGTCCTTGTTAGGAAACATTGAAGATGAACTGTATGCAGAAATTCAAGATAGTGAAATCGTTGTAGCCAAACAGCTTATCAAAATCAGCCCCAGAGCAGCAGGCGCGCTAATGGGCGTAGTTATCGAGGGGCACCTTCAAAAAGTAGCGGATAACCATGCGATAAAAGTCGCAAAGAGAAACCCTACAATTTCAGATCTAAACGATCCTCTTAAAAATGCGACAGTGATTGACACTCCCACTTGGAGAAAGATCACTTATCTCGCAGACATTCGCAATATTTGCTCTCACAGAAAAGAAGAAGAACCCACAAAAGAGCAAGTGCAGGAGCTAATTGAAGGCGCTGACTGGCTCATCAAAAATGTCTTCTAACTAGAGGTTTAAGCTGTTCGGTTCACTCACCGGGGTGGGTTAAAACCTGCCTCCCAACCAATCGTTAGGCGAATCGCCCCCGATTCCTTGCACACATCCGACCGGCTGCTTTTGGCCCAGGCTGTGTAAAAACGCAGACATTGTTTTGAAGTCTGCGTTGCTACGTAAAATCTGCCAATGATTGGTGTATCAGCGGACCTGAAATTTGCGTAGGAACGCGATTTTCGTTCTGGAGCTGACTGTCAAACCTGCTCTAAACCGTTTTTACAAAACCTCGGCCGATTGTTGCCTGTCGCGACTGACTGAAATCGACCCATAACTTCCACCCATGAAATGCAAGTTAAGAGGGGCGCCTCGCCACTAGCTCTAGATATCGAGGATACAGCTCTAGTTGTCGTGCCGTCTGGTTGCTTGTTTGGGGCACACTCAAATGTTAAGTAAGTTAGTTAAAAACACTACCATTGCTTTGGACCAATCGGGATTTTGAGTGGCCGCTATCGCCGTGGACGCAACCGCCACTAGTAGTGCGCCAATTGTCAGTACTTCCATCCTGCGTTGAGCCTTGATGCTCTCTCGAACACTGATAATACTTGATAGCTGTTCTAAATGTTCACGCAAGGAGTGCTCTTCAATTATTACTTGGCTTGCAAGAGAGTTTGAATGTTCACAAAGCTCCTCTGCTATTGTGCGCTTTGCATCACCCGGTCGCCAGTTTGGGGCAGTAAAGGTGTCACAGTTATACGCAAAATTGCCCACATGCTCTGACCGGCTTCGCAGTTCCGCTGCAATCGCGGGTGTACCAAGAGATCGGTCGAAAAAAGCCTGAATCTTTTCCAGTGCATGTAGCCCTTTACCCCGGTTTACTTTATGGATTTCTAACGAGGCTCGGCTAAGCCTTATGTTTTTTAGGGTTTCCGTTAGGAAGCCTATGCTCGCAAAGTTGCTAATTATTCCCGCCATTAGATCTGCACTGTGTGATATAAAGACCCTATTCTTTCTTTCCCCCCTGTATTTGATTGCCTCATCTGATACATTTGATTTGCATAGGGAAACAATAAGATGAAGCGGCTCATCCCTCAATCCATTGCGGTCGCTCGTAAATCGGACTCCTGCGCCGTCTGGGCTACTCCATATGTCATATGGGCGAGAAGACGCAATAACATCCTTCCAGCGTTCGCTAGCGTTAAATCTAATCTTTTCTCCAGGGAGGAGCGGTTCGGTGGCAGTCGTAATAAGTTCGGCGGTAGGTAAGCGATGAATATCAGAGCTGCAAAAGTATCCCGGAAGGTTTGACTGGAACCAAGTTTGCGCGATGCTCCGAACTGCCTCTCTCGATTTGATAATAGAGCGCTTTTTTAGCTCCTGTGGCGAGATCCTCAAAATGCTCCGTTTTGAAGATCGTACGTAATGGCCAATCCTGCTCTTTTTCAATTCGGATTCGTAAATTACTGATAGGTTTTCCTTGAGTGCGAAGCCTATAACAACGCATGTGAGAGCCGGTGTCAGTTGGAAAACTTGGACTATCAAGTACTCAACCTTTTCAGGCAGCCGGAGCTCGTTAGTAGGAAGAATGTATTTATGGCTATCACTGGGACTTACGACCATCCCTACGTTATACCAGCCCCCTTGACCGTATGAACGTTGCCGGCGAACCCAGTCAGCGGCCCCGTCGCGCTTGCCGAACCCCGAACCAGCAGTCCATCTCAAGCGTGCCAAATTTTCGCACAGGCTGTCGGTTTCGGACGGACCATAAACTTCTGCGCCCCATACAACTTGAATCCGCAATTCTTCGGTTTCGGGAGCGCAGGATTCAAGATTGGATTTGACATCTGACTCTTTATAGAATGTTGAATCGTCTCCTGGCGGGCCTGATATGATATTAGGGAGTAGCCAATGTGCGCGCCATTGGACTTTGCGAATGAGTTTACGAAACCAAGTCTCAGACTTGCTCGCGGGTGTAATAGCCGCTACCTTCTTTGAATCATCTGATTTAGCAACTTTCGATATCACGGTTGCACTCCTCCGCTTGCTCAATATGCGGCGTATCATAGCTTATGGGATCCAGCTCACCTTCGTATGGGTGTCGCTCTTTGCGAGCAACCTAAAACGTGTTTCGGGAGGTCTGAGCGCCTAAATTGCCTGTCTATCTGGAGCTAAAACCGAAATGATCGACCCAGTAGATTCACGTGCACTTTCTTTGAATGCGAATCGAGGTGTTTAGGCGCCTGCTGAGAGGCAACTCTTGGCCGATTTCTACCTGTTGTGACGGACAGCAATCGACAACCCAAAGCTGCCGTTGGCCAAAGGCAGAACTCGACCTGAGCGGAGCATCGAAATGGTCCTCTGATCGACCAAGTCAGAATATGATCTGACGTATATCAAAGACCATTCCTGGCAGACTTAATATCCAAGAGGTTAATCTGATTAATCTTGCTTTCATGAATAACGATTGCGAGCTTTGCGGGATACTTAAACCGCATCTCACTAATCCTGAAAGTCCAGAGCATAATTTTAAGAAGTTCTTCGTCAGAAATATTTTTATGCTCTTTTATACGAGTTATTCCCGACCCAAATATTGGAACAGACACACTCTTTTGCGCGTAAACCTTATTAACCTTATCCCAGAATTTAATGAGAAACTCCAAGTATTCTGGCATGGTGAGCTGGGCGCGATTGCTATCATCGAATTTTGAAAAAGCTGCAAGGATGTATTCATTGCAGAGACATATTGTCCCGATGTTATACTTGCGCTTCTTTCCAAATTTTCTGTCATTATTATCACAAACAACGTCCTCATCATCAAAATTATATGAGGAAATGTGATCGTCAAGCTCCTGAACTGACCTCGGGAACAACTTATTTATAAAAATGCCATTAAGAGACTCGTCGGATATTATCTTGTTATCAACCAGGGTGTCGAAGTACTCATTAAAGGCAATTACCTTAAAGCCGGCCTCCAGAAAAATATCGCCAGTCTTGATCGTGACGGTGCTACCCTCAATGTTTAGTTCGACATTCTCAAGGGTAGCGGAGTGAAGCCATAACACGATATAGCTCACAACTAGCCCAAGAACAAATACCACTCCAACAAGAAGTTTTACTTTCTCAGGAATATCTACGAAAATCAGAAAAAGCGAAAGCGCCGTTGATATTGCCGATATGTATTCAAGAAACTGCCTTATGACTCTCCGATCAAAAAATCGAACCTTTGGCATTTAAATAACCCTTGAGCAGCGCAATGTGACGGAGTAGACAGCTTCGCTATTTGTAACGATATATGTCGACCTCGTTTGGACTATTCACAGTGAAGCCTGTATCTTGCAACGATTTTTTTATGAGATCTTTATTCATTGGGATGTGTAGCGTTGGAACTTTCCCCATAGAGTCACGGAAAACAGGTAGTTTATCCCATAGCGATTTAATTTGCGGCTTCAATATACCGTTCAGCAGCAGGCTCTCCTTAGTTTCATAGTCGGGGTAGATGACAATTACAGGTAAGGACTGCACTTCAACTCCGTACCTAACCTCTTCCCTAAGTGCCTGGGAGTTCATAGTTCTTGAGCTAAGAAATAGAATGATATTTTTTGAACTTCTAAGGCGCTCTTGAAGCCTAGGTTTTAGAGTGGCTTCCCAGTTGCTACCGTCTCGAACACTATATGTCTTTTCGTGAGAATCGATAAAAGGAAAAGACGTGTCTTGCCCTTTCCAAGCCTTTAATGTGTTGTAGTAAACGAAATCCTTGGTGGCATATGCACCGAGAGAGCTAAGGCTAAAAGGCTCTGAAACATAAAATGCACAGTAATTTCCGTTTCTATAGGCCATGATAGCTCCTTTATATTAATTGAAAATGGCTCTCAGCCATCATGCCACAGGGGAGTCTGAGAAGGTAGACGACAAATAAAAGGGATTTTTCATAGGGTAGACCGGCCGCTTTTAGCCGACTTCGGCCATCCGCGACCAGCTGCAATAGACACTTCGCAGAAGTTCAGCCAGACGAAATCAAACCTGTCCCTTTCCCACGAAATACTCGCTCTGCATTTCACAGCTTGTAGCCAATCTGCCGCAACAGGTTCTTGCGCTACAGGATGTCTTCATCGCCTTCAATGTCATTGGCACAGAACCCATCCACTACGCCCAGAATCGCTCGCCCTTGTTCCGTCTCAGCGAGAATCACTTCGGTTAGATTAGCTGTTGCACAAAAAATACGGCATACCTCTGGAACCATTTTTATGGTGTTTAACACGTTCAGCGGATAGAAACCGTCGCCCAGGAAAATGATGAAACTATGACCTGCGGCGATGGCTTTCGCATTACCTTAAAACAGCCCTCCAAGTACTACTGGCTCCCAGTTCATGATCACCAACTCACCGCTCACCTCAGCCTTACCCTGCCGCTGATTGGTGTTGCTGTAGCGGATATCCAGCGTCTCGAAATGAAAGCCCTCGAACACCCGGCGGATGTCCGGGTGGTCGTTGATGCTGACCATCACCCTCCCCTTGCAGCGGCGCATGAAGTCAGCCATGCGCTCGTAGTTTTCAAACGGAAAGTCCACCCCATAGCCGGCAGTCTGCCAATAAGGCGGATCCATGTAGTGGAAGGTGTGGGCACGGTCATAGCGTTCAGCGCACTCCAGCCAGGGCAGATTTTCAACGTAGGTGCCAGACAGACGCTGCCACGCGGCCGAAAGGTTTTCCTCGATCCGCAACAGGTTGATGGCCGGGCCGGTGGTGGCGGTACCGAAAGTCTGCCCGGACACCTTGCCGGCGAAGGCATGATGCTGCAAGTAGAAGAATCGCGCGGCGCGCTGAATGTCGGTGAGGGTTTCGACGCGGGTCATTTTCTGCCACTCGAATACCTGGCGTGAGCTGAGTGCCCACTTGAACTGACGCACGAACTCCTCGAGGTGGTTCTGTACGACGCGGTACAGCGTCACCAGGTCGCCATTGATGTCGTTGAGCACTTCAACGGGCGCCGCCTGAGGTCGCATGAAATACAACGCGGCGCCGCCGGCAAAGACTTCGACGTAGCATTCGTGGGGTGGAAACAGCGGGATAAGGCGATCGGCCAGGCGGCGTTTGCCGCCCATCCAAGGGATGATAGGTGAAGACATGGATAGCAAGACCTTTACTGTATAAATAAACAGGTGCTAGGCTCGCTCTGCTTTGTGCACAGAGCAGGAGCCTTGGCGGGACTTGCAGGGACAATCTGCGGGGACGGTGGCCAGGCTGGATGTTGACGCATCCAGACTGGCCGCTCCTTTTACTTCGAGGTGAAACTTCTTTGACCCGGCACGACTCACTCGCCCGGGTAATTAAACCGGCACTTCGAGCACAACTTTCTGCGGCTTGCCTGAAGCCTTGGCCTTGCCTTCCTTGCCGCCATTGCACTCCACCGACACCGTCCACCCGGACGGGGTAAAGGTGTGATCCACCGACTCCACCAGGTATTCACCATCGAGGCCGCGCTTGAAGCCTTGCGCCTCAATCATGATTTCGGCAAACAGGTCAGTACGCCCAGGCAGATCGAGACGCACCGAGGCGGTCGAACGATTGAACGCGGCCAGGCGTGCCTTGGCCGCTTCATCGGCCGCCGTGCGGTCCGGATAGAGGTGTCGATCGGTATGCACCGGCGGCAGGCCCTCGGGCACGTTGGGATTGTCCAGGTGCGAGATGAGCAGCTCGCCGCTGGCCGGGTCCTGGTACTGGGTGCTGACGCCCTGATGCGCGCTGCGGTCGCTCAAACGAAACTGCCAGCGGGTCACGTCATTGCGTTGCAAGGTGATCACACCCAAGTCCTTGCCACTGGCGCTCTGCCCGCCTTGTCGCGGCAAGACCAGCAGCTTGCCGTCGGCCACCTTGGCCGTGCAGTCGTGCTTCTTGGCCACCCGGGTGATGAAGTTGAAGTCGGATTCATTGAGCTGGTCCATGCGCGGCACCCGGGTGTCGACCGGGCACGACGGCTGCCAGCCATTGCGCGAGGCCACGTCGCCGACGATCTGCGCCAGGCTGACGTCCTCCCAACTGCCGCTGCGCGTGGTTTTGCCACTGCCACGCATGTCGCTGGCCTTGCCGCTGATCACCAGCGTGTCCGGTGGGCCGGAAACCGCCACCTCGTCCACGGTGTAGCGGCCCATGCGCGTCAGGTCGGCGCCGGCATAACCCAGGTAGACTTCGATGCTCGCGCCACGAACGGGCAGCGACACCGCGCCGTCACGATCATCGATGCGCAACTCAAACGAATCGGAGGCCATCCCGGGCCGGTCGGCCAGTTGCAGCGACACCAGCCGATCGTTGATCAATGTGGTGATGTCGGCGCCGTCGGCGACGATACGAAACAGCGGTTGCATAGCGGTACTCCAGGCAAGAAAAAGCCCGCACTCGGCGGGCTGGGTAACGGGATCAATCCCACAGTGAAATCACGCTGTCAGGCTCGACCACCAACTCCGGCAGCGTGATCAATACGCCCGCCCGGAACGGTTGTGGTTCATCGGCCAAACCTTGGTTGGCAGCCAGCACCGCCTCGACGCAGCGGTTCAGGTGGCCGTAATAGTGGTGGCACAGGGTATCGAGCAGATCCCCGTCAGCCGTTCTGCAGGTCATCGCCATAACGGACAAACTCCAATGAAAAGCCCTGCTTGCGCGGGATGGCCCCGGGCAGCAAGGCGCTTTGTTCCTCGTCGATATTGGTCAGGCACCAGTTGCCCAGCACCTCGCCGTAACCGGTAGTCAAGTTCAGCGGCAGCAACTTGGCGCCGATACTGCGCAGCGTATCCAGCTGCTTCAGTCCACCCTTGAAGCTCGGGTAGATCGCGCCCTTGATGGTGATTTTCTCCTCGCCTAGCCCCACGGCCTGTTGCGCCGGCCGCCGGGTCAGGCGCTCCTGCGCGGCCCAGCGAAACGACGTCTGCCGGCGCAGCTCGTCAAACGCCGCCGTGTCCAGGTTGAAGTAATACGGCCGCTCATTGGCCTTGAGCGGGTAGATGATCAGCAGGTGCGGGAATGGCTTCACCGCGTCGGGAATCGGCGACATGTCGCCGGCAAACCATTCCGTGGGGAAGATGTTGCCCAACGCGGCATTGGCCTTGCCGGCGACCTTGTTGAATGCCGTGCCAAACCGGCCGATCTGCTCAGTCAACGCGGAAAAGTGCTCTTCAAACTGCGCCAAGGCTCGCTGGGTCTGGTTGTAGTAGCTGGCGACCTTGCCGATCTTGGCCTGCGCCGAGTTGATCGCATCCTGCAAGCGTCGGGTCTTGTCGCTCAGGTCCTCGCTGATAAAGGGCAGACCTTCCAGCGCATCGGCCGCCCCGCTGATTTCATTCAGCGCGCCATTCATGGGCCCGGTCATCGACTCGATGTCAGTGCGACCGGCTTCACCGGCGTCGACCATGTACTTCAGCCCGCCCTGCAGGTGCTCCAGGTAGTTTTTTTCATCCGCCATAACACTTCCTTAGCCCACATGGGGCGCATCAAACAACTGGCGGTCACGCGCCTCCCGGGCGAAGTCTTCAAACTGACGGCGCAGGTACGGCATCATTTCCTGGACGAACTGCGCCGGGTCTTTCACATCGCCGTGCACCTGAAAAACCGGTGCCGGGGCGAAGGTAAATTGCTGATCGACCTTCGGCCACTCGGGTGTCTTCGCTGCCGTGCTCGACATTAATGCCGCCGCCGTGACCGGCGCGGCGGGGGCGTTTTCCATCAAGCGCACGACCGCGCCCACCCCCTGGCCCGCGGCCATGGGAACGATGCCGATCGGTGCTTTGGCAGGCGTGTCCGGCCCGCCAAACAACGCCTTACCCATGGTCGCCCCTATCTCGCCCCCGCCCCACGCCCCGAGCATGCCGCCGATAATCCCGCCAATGGCGGTACCGACCACGGGGACGATCGAGCCTAAAGCCGCACCGGCTGCCGCGCCGCCGAGCACGCCCCCCATGAGCCCACCCACCGCGCCACCGTAGCCTTCGGCCTTTTCATCACGGGTGGTGGCGTTCTGATAAGTGTCCACCACCTGAACGCCGGCACCGACCACCGCCAGCGCCCCGCCCACTTTCATGCCACGGGACATCCGACTTGCAGGGCTTTTGCCCTTTCCGCCCTTCCCTTCTTTGCCGTGATCCAGCCCGTCGTCATCGCCGTCATTCGCGTTGGTCACGAACACCCGCTGCACGATATTGGACCGGTCGCCGGCCGAACCGCGCGCGATGTTGGCCAGACCCCGGCCGATCTTGAGCATGGCCAACGCCTTGCCCAGCACCAGCGCTCCGGCACTCACTGCCGCCAGGCCCAGCACCACTTGGGGCGCTTGCTCGGACAACGCGGTCAAGCCCCGCGCCGCGCCGCTGATACCGGTGGCCAGCGCATCCGTCGCCGGGCGCAGGGCATCCCCGATGGCGCGCAACGAATCGTTGAACGCCTGTCCGGTTTCGGCCCAACGCTGTGACGAGGCTTCGCGCCGCTCGCTCAAGTTTTTGTCGAGAATGTCCTTGCGCGGACCGTCGGGGTCCGAGGCGTCCTTTTTCAGGTCCGCGTAGAACTTCTTGTTCTGGGTGTACGCCATCAGCGCGGTTTTGACCTGCATGTCGGCAAACACATCGCCGGTACGCAAGGTGGCAGCCAAGGCATCGGCCATGGCTTGCGCCTTGGCTGGGTCCGTCTCCTGGCTGATTTTGGTCAACCCCTGATCCAGCTCTTTGGCCTTCTTCGGGTCAGTCTTTTCCACGTACCGGCGCGCCAGTTCAAAACTGGCTTCAAAGGTCGACAGGCCCTTGCCAATGGCCGCGTTCATCGAACCCTGATAGTCAATCCCGGCATCGGCATAGCCTTTAACGGTTTCCCCCGAGCCGATTTTCGCGACCCAGTTCTTCAGGTTGTTCGCCGCCTCATCGGCGCTGCCGGCGCTCTTGATCTGCACCTGCAGCATGGCGCCCAGTTGGGTGACCGCGTCCTGGCCGGTGATACCGCTGCTGGCCATCTGCGCCAACAGTTCCGGAAACCACTTGGCCATGTCGGCCGCCTCAAAGCTGCCTTGCTGGCCGAGCAACGCGACCGACGCCAGGGCCTGTTCCATTTTCTGAGGGTCGGTGATCTTGGCGTTGTTCTGCATCGCCAAAATCATTTTCGCCGTATCGGTGCCCGACGCGCCCTGCCCGACTGCAAACTTCGCAGCCACCGGGGCGTACTTCAGCGCTTCAGTCAGATCCATACCGCCGCCGACCAGTTGGTTCACCAGCTCGGCCACCTGGGTGTTGGCCATGCCGGTGTCTTTTGAGGTCTGGACGATGTCGCGGGCGGTGTTCACTTCCTGCTGGGTGTTGGCGGTACCGGACTTGATCGCGATGTCACGAATGATCGCCTGAAAATCCGCGCTGACCTTGGTCGGCACGGCCGCCAGGGTGGTACCGGCCACCGCCGTGCCGAATCCGCTGCGCAGGCTCTCCCGCCCCTCTTCCACCTGCCCCATCCCTTTGGCCTTGAACTCGGCACTGCGCACCACCTTGCCCAGCGCCAGGTACTCCTGACGCAGGCGTCCGACTTCCACCCCCTGCTTGCGCAGGCTGCTGGTGTTGGTTTCCAGTTTGCGCAGCAAGGCGTCGGCATTGGCTGCCCCACTGTCGTGGGCCTTTTTCCATTCATCGCGCAGACGCATGGTCTCGCCGATGACTTTCTGCAAGCCCTTGGCGCGGGTGGTTTGCGCCTCGAGCTTTTTCATTTCGCCGCTGACGTTCTTGAAGGCGGCGCCGAGGGAGGAATCGACGGCACCGCCAATCACCAGCCCGAGCGAGAGTTTGTTCGCCATGCAGGTTACCTGTGTGCGACGGGATTAGGCTCAGTCCGTGAGCCACCAAACCATCTCGGAAAACGACAACCCCTGAATCTCGGCCGCCGAAAAGTTCAGCTCGATGGCCAAGCGTTTGGCCAGGGCCTTTTGCAGCGCAGGGTTAAACCCCGTCATCTGCTCCCAGACGAAAATAGGCGGTCTGCAAACGACGGTAATCACGCATCAGCAGCCCCTCCAGATCCGCGCGGCCGATGCTCGCCAAGCTGCAGAACAAGACCATTTCCTGCTCTTCTTCGTTGCTACCGCCCTGCAAGGTGGCCGCGCGCATTTCGCGCACCGTCGGCTCCCGCAGGGTCAGTTTGTCGACCTGAATGCCGTTGGCCTGGCTCGCCCGGGACAGGCTCACAGTGGCAATGCCGCTGCCCAGTTGCAGCCACTTGGGCAGGACGTTGTCTTTCGCGTTGCTCATGGTGGTGCTCCTTACATGCCCAGGGCAGACCGCACGGCGGCCAGTTGATCGGTACCATCGATGACGCGGATCGAGTTGAGGGGATCGATTTCAAACATCACGCTGCCGTCGATCTCCAGCTTGTAATAGGTCACCGCAACGGCGTACTTGAACTCGCCCTTTTCACCCGGCTTCCAGTCCCCCGGGTCGACTTCCTTGAGGCTGCCACGCAGGGTGGCGATCACCGCCTTGACCGAACCTTTCTGGCCTTTGAAGGCTCCGCGGAATGAGGCGTTGAACGCCGTCAGATCAGCCTGACCAAAAAACTTCAGCACCTCGCGGCGCACGCCATTGGTAATGAAGCTGGCCTCCAGTTTTTCGGTGCCCATGTCGATCTCGACCGGCGCGTCCATGCCGCCAGCGCGGTACTCGTCAGTCTTGAGGGTCAACTTGGGCAGGGTCAGGCTCGGCACGTCGCCTTGCAGGCTGATACCGTCGACAAACAGGTTGGTGTTGTAGAGCACTTCCGGAATCATTAAGCGGCCTCCTTAGGCGGCGGTATCCAGCACTTCAGTGATCCACTGATCGGTCACCTCCACGCGAAAGTTCGGGTTTTCGGCCGGCGGTACGTCGGTGAAACGAATGTTCCAGTACACCTTGCCCTCGCTGAGCTCGCTGGAAGTGTTCAGCTCTTCGTCGGCATAGACTTCGAAGTTGATGATCGCGCCCTGACTTTTCAGGTCGCGCATAAACGCCTGCAGGCCTTCGGTCACGTCCTTGACGTAGGTCGCGGTGATCGAGCGGTCGACCGCCCATTTGTGCGCGTACAGGATGGCGTCCATGACGATGTCCAGCGTGCGTACGCGGGTGACGAACTTCCATTTCGGGTCGCTGGACAGCGTGCGGTTGCCCCACAAGCGATAGCCGTCGTCCCGAATGATCGTGGTGACGTTGGCGTTATTGAGCACGTTGGCCCGGCAGGAGGGATCGCCATCGAGAAACTCCACCGGCCGCGTGGTGCCGGTGATGCCGACAAACTCCTTGTTCGACGGCGAGGCCCAGAAGCCGTAGGTGGCATCGGTCCAGGCAAACAGGCCGGCGGTCCAGGCCGACGCTGGCGCGTTGACCGTGGCACTGCTGCCGGTGTCCCAGAACTGCACGCCGGGATCGACCATGTAGGCGTGTTTGCTACCGAAGTTGCCGGCGTATTCGATGGCGGCTTCGTCGGTGGTGTTCGGTCCGTCGAGGATGGCCATGGCCCGCAGCTTGTCGGCCAGCGCGACCAGCTCGGTGCCCACCGCCAGCGTCGCCGAGTACTGCGGGGAAACCAGCAAGCGCGGCTGGGCGTTGAACTTGCTTTTACCGTCGAGCAACGCTTGCATGCCGGTACGGGTGCCATCGGCCCAGACCCCGCCGATGATCGCTGACAGCTGCTCGTCTGCATCCTCCAGCAGCGGCACACCGACGGCGACAATCACCGCCTTGGACCGCTTGAAAATGGCCTTGCAGTCCTGGGTGATCGCGGCATCCGGCCCCCAGGCCGCGACCGCTTCGCTTTCGCGGGTGATCAGCAGCAACTCGTTGGCCGCCGCGGTCGCCGGCGGCGCCACGGTGAAGGTGTTGCACAGGCCGATGATCGACGCGGACGGGGTAGCGATATGCCGGGCGCCAGTGTCCACCAGGGTCACGGTGACGCCGTGAAAGAAACTCATAAAATGATGCTCCAGAAACGAAAAAACCCCGCATGTGCGAGGCTGTGGAAATGTTCAGCGTGATAACTGACGGCAAACAAAACGCCCCGGCAATGCGGGGCGTCAGGACGCGGTACTGGTCAATCCGTCCGGCTTTAGCGGCCGTTTATCACTGGCTGGAAAATCTGGCGATACGGGCCAAGCCCGCAGTTCATTGCGGTAGGTGCGCCAGGCGAGTTCGGTGCTGAGCGCGGCCGGGTCAGCATCCAGATGCTTGTCGAGCTCCCTGCCAGCCCAGTGCAGTTCATTTTCGATCCATGACCGTTCTCGACGACTCTGAAGCGCCAGATCGCGTGCAGCATCCAGCACCCAATCGAGACCATCCCAGATATAGGCCGCACTCGGTCGCGGCAAATTAGTCAGCTCGGCCGGTAACTCGCCCGGCATTGAATGCGTGACTTCGGCACCATCGGTGGTGCGGAAAGCCACGCCACGATAGTCAGGCACCACGCCCCACGCATTCTGTTGCCTGACGACCACCTGTTGCTCCGGGGCTTCAGGCGGTTCCTCCAGCGTTGCGCCAGCCGGTAGACCGCAGCCGCGACTCACATAGATGTCGTGCTTTCCGAGGTATTCACCGGTGGTTTCACTGAAGGTGTAAACGTCGATCCAGCCACTCTCATCAAAAAAACCATTCACTAAAGTAGTCATCAATACATCCTGCAGATGTAGTTGTAAGCGACGTTGCGCATCCGGGTTTCTGGACTCACACGGACGACGGCTGAAGGATTGAAAGTTACAGACATATTGCCCGTTGTACTGACTCGTGGTGCAGCGGGTATATCACTCGTCATGTAACCCGTAGCCGTAAATACGCCGGTCGCGGTATTCACAAGCAACATTGAATCGTCATCTTGCAGCCTGAGTTCACCCGTCATGTTTTGTAGCGCGTCGAGTTGAAGGCTCAACACAGGGCGCCCATAGTCGGGATCGATTCCGCGCCCGCCATCCAGACCACGAATCGACTCGGCGCGCATGTCTGGCAGCATTCCACTGGGATACACGGCGGCCAATGCTGGGTACCACTCGACATTGAACGGCTGCCCCCCCATCAACACACATTTGTCGGGTGGCGTAGCGGTTGGCCATGGAAACGGCACGCCGACAGGAAGCGAGAATATGGAAGCAGGATCAAAATTGCTTTCGGTCCAGATCCCCCCGAAATCCTGCGCATCAACCTGTATTTTTATTTGGCCCGAGGCGTTTTCATAGCCAATGTAGATTTTATTGGCGTCCTGGCCCGCCACCCCGCCTTGCTGCACGGGAGTGAAGCCCAACGCAGGTTGGTACGCAGCAGGGTCAAAGTTACTAGTGTCCCAGCCCGTTACCCACGCACTGAATACGTATCCCTCTGGGGTCTGAACACCGCCACGGGTATAAGTTGTACCGGTGTTATAGCCGATGATTTGTTGCCAGAGGGTGTCTTGACTGACCGCAACCAGCATGGGGGAGAATTGACACCCTTCTGGAACGTTCGGGCCGGCGTTCACCCGGTAAATGCCCACGGTGGTGATTGTGTCTAGATCGGTGCCGTCGGGAAGGACAATCCCCCCGTGACCGATGCCATAAGCACCCGTGAGCAATACACGGCCTGGTGTGTCATCTTGGGGAGAGGTTTGTTTAACCAGATCGGTTGAGTCCCAGGTGCTTTCCCATTCGCCCCAAACACCGGCAGTCAAGGCCCGGCGGTTTAGGGTGTGGTCGGCATTCCCATAAATCTCCTGAAAGGCGTATTGACCTGGTGTAATCGCCGAGACGCGAACCCAACCCTCATAGCTCGCTCCACCGGGCCCTCCCGTGCAATTAGTGGCGAAATAGAGGGCCGTCACTGCGTTTAAGCCGCCGATATCGACATCACTGACCGCATAGGCGGCCCCGCCCCAGCCGAACGCTCCGACCTTCATCAGCGCATCAGCCGTTTCATCGTGCAGATCGACCTGCACAGCAGCGGTCGCGGCGGTGCCCAGCCCGAGGTTATCCCGAGCCTCGATCACATCCACGACATCGCCCAGGTTTTCACTGGCCGCCAGGGCATCGGTGATGCCGTAGCCGTCCAGGGTGGTCGGGTTGGTACCGGCGACCACACGCCCAAGGGCATCGACGGTGACACTGCGAAACGTGCCCACACCGACCCCACTGCCACCCGCGATCATTTCAAACTGCAAACCGGTGCTGTCGAGCGTAATCGGTGCGTCGGTGACCAGTTGCCACAGGCTGTCGCCGTTGGTTGTGCCCTGCTCGACGTGGATAAACAACCCCGGTGTCACTTCCAGGCTGTTGTTGGCATCGGCGGCCCGCGTCCAGCCTTCGGCGCTGACGACATAGAGGCCGTTGTCCTGGGCTTCTGCCTGGGCGGTCACCAGCACCCGGTCACCGGCGGCCACGGCCACGTCATCGATGGTCTGCACATTGCTCAGGGTGATGGGGACCGTGGCCGCGACCCGCGCTGACTGTTTGTGATCCAGCTTGGCCAGCGCTTCGCTGATCGCGAGGTCGACGTATTCACGCGTGGCCAGCACCACTGCCGGGTCGATCTTCAGCACGATGTTCGCCGAGCTGCTGACGATGAAGTTCATCCGCACGACCTGAGTCTTGCCACTGCCTTGGTCCAGCAACGGTTTATAGCTCGGCGCGCAGTTGGCCACCGCCACCAGGTCGCCGTCGACGTCATACAGGCCGATCTCGCGAATCCATTCGCCGCCCACTTCCGGCGGAATGATCTGCTCAGTGATCACCGTGTTGGGGTTGGCGGGATCGACCCGGATCTGGTTGATCGGCGCCCGGCGCCATTCATTGATCAACTGGGTTTGCAGGCGATCGGGAATCGGGTCGGTGCCGTTGGCATCGCCCAGGCCCATCTCGGTAAACATCCAGTCCAGGCCCATGGCGATGGCATTGGCATGCTTGGCTTCACCGACCGCCGTGAGAATGGCAAAAAACTGACTGGTCTTATCAATCATAGGGATAAACGTCCAAAGTATCGGTTTCATCGACGCAGAGCGCCGGGCCAAAAGTGCCGGTCACGTCGATGTCTTGCGGGGCCGGTGGGTACACGTCGATCTCTTCGCCCTCTTGCACGCACACGGCGATGCCCAGCACCCCCTCGGTCTGCAGACTGAGCGCCAGGTTGGTCATGTGCCGGCTGACCGGACGGGCGTCGTCGATCAACCACGCCAGCTCCTCGTACAGTTCCTCGGTGATACCCGCGTCGTTCAGGCCGACCTCCAGGGCGAAGGTGCCGGGCACGCCTTCGGGCACGGTGTCGAACCACTCGACCACGTCGATCAGGTAGCCCAAGGGCTCGACCACCCGACGCAGCGCACCGATGGTGCCTTTGCGCGCATGCACGTCGTACGCCGAGCGGATCGCCGTGCGCTTGGCCTCTTGGGTCCAGTTGTTGTTCCAGCGGTCCACCGACCAGGCCGACGCCAGATACGGCAACAAGTGCTCGGGACAGGTGTCGGCGTTGTACAAACTGCGCAGCGGGATCAGTGTGTTTTCATAGTTGGCCGCCTCGACGGCCAGTTCCAGCGGCGTACTGTTGAGTGGCAGCTGACTACTCATGTCAGACTGTCTCCCAGCACCACGTTGTAGCCCGTGCAGTACGCCGCCTCGGCCTTGCTTGGTCTGACGTCGGTCCAGTCGAGCAGCTCGACCCGGGCGATGCCGGGAACGTGCAATTGCGCATCGATCCCCGAGCGCGCCACTTCCAGACCGAGGCGGCGGCGTGGGTTGATCCACTCGCTCAGGCGTTTCTGGCTTTCGGCCAGATAGGCTTCGTTTTCCGGCCCCGGTGCCTGCGGGTACAGCACCGCTTCAATGCGGTAGTCGATGACCACGGCGCTCTGCACCGTGAGGCGGTCGGCCACCGGCCGCACGTCCTCGTCATTGAGGTGCAGCCGGACCTCTTCCAGCAATTCCGGCGAGGCGGCGCCGCTGCCTTCCAGGCTGAGCACGGTGACCACCACCACGGCCGGTGACGGACTTTCCGCCGTAGCATCGGCCACCAGGCCCGAGGCGTTGCGCGCATGCAGGATGTAGCTGTTACGCGGCCCCGCCGTGGTCAGCCCCTCATACGACAGCTGAACCCGCTCGCGCAGGGCATCGTCCTCTTCGAGCACCTGCGGCGTCGGCGGAACCGTACTCGGGTCTCCGGTCTGAATCACCAGGCGTTGCAGGTTGACGTTGGCGGCCAGGTGATCGAGGTCGGCCCGCTCGGCATGGGCCAACAGCAAGGCCTTGCCCGCGTCGTTGACCCGCGCCCGATTCTGTAAGGCGCCATACGCGGCCTGCTCGATCAGCTTGAGCACTGGGTCGCTCTCCAGCTCCGCGCTCCAGTTGTCGCCCATGCTCAGGCGGAAGGCTTCCAGTTTCTCCTGGTAGACCGCCTCAAAGTCGAGGTCCTCCAGCACTTGCGGCGGCGGCAGGGCCGCCAGTTCCATGGTCATGCGGACACCTCCAAAGTCACGTCGCTGCCCAGGTACTGCCCGATCAGCTCAAAGGTGATACGTCCGTCGAGGATGGCCACGGCGCGCACCCGGCCCAGTTTCAGGCGAGGCTCCCAACGCCCGAGCGTGCTGGCCACTTCCGCCTGCACGGCACTTTTCCAGCCGTCATTGACCGGCAGGTCGACAAAGCGCCGCAGCTTGCTGCCGTACTCCGGGCGCATGCGCCGGCTGCCCAAGGGCGTCGACAAGATGTCCTCGATGGACTGGCGCAGGTGATCGAGGCCGGAAATGAGTTGGCCGGTGCGGCGGTCCAGTCCGATCATCCCGATCATTGAATCAGCCCTCGACTGCGACAAAATCCTTGCGGCCATGCAAATACTCGATCGCGACCGTGTCCTCCGAGGCCACCGCAACCTGCCCCTTTTCCACTTTCAAGGTGCGCCCGGCGTCCAGCAGGATCAGCACCCGCGAGGTGTACAGGGTGTCGCGAAAGAGACTCAGCGTGGCCGGCGCGGGAGCATCGGTGGTGGCTGAGACGTTCTTGGTTTTGCTTGTCATGGGGTTTACTCCAGGTATAAAAAAACCCGCGCGCGGCGGGCTGAAGGTGAATGTTCACTCAATGCGAGTGATTGCTGCTGTTGCCCCCGGCATCCATGATCGTGCCGGCGCCGATGATGTCGCCGGACACGCTCAGCGATCCCTCGATAGCCACCTCACCCACCAGTGCGATCTGACTGGCGATCAACCGGACCTGATCCGGTGTCACCTCGAACAACGCCCCGCCAACGCGGATCGTCGCCTGGGTGCCGTTGGGCAGGTCAATGCTGTAACTGCCGGCCTGCCAGTCGTAGACCAGCGAGCCGCCATCGTCGAAGTACCAGGCCTCGACGTGATCTCGGTTGTCCGGCGGCGTTCCGGCGTTGCCATACAGCCCCGGGATAAAAGTGCCCAGCGCCGGATCACCGCTGGGGCTGAACAGCACGCCCTGCTCCCCCGGACTCGGCGCCCGCCAGTGACGGGCCTTGCCGGCGGCCAGGCTATGCCAGCGCACCCAGGCACTCACCCAGGTACCGGCCTTGACCCGCACCCGGCCGGCGATCAAATCGATGCCGACCACCACACAGGGCAGCAGCATCGCCGCGATCATCCGGTCGTGTTCAGCGCTGGCGTATCCCATGCCAGATCCTCCGGCTGAAAGTAGTGATCTTCATTGCCGGTACCGGTGCAGCCGTCGACGTTCAGGTACAGCGTGCCCGGAGGCTCATCAGGCCAAAGCCACTCGACTTCGCCGAGATAGATCTGCTGGGTCCATTCCACCATCCACACGGTGTAGCCATCCAGCTCCGGCTTGGTCCAGTCCTGACGCGAGGCGACAAACTGCGCCTGTTCGACGTTATCCAGCCCCCACGTCTGCGCTCGCAATAGAACCGCGATCTGTGCCGCCAACTGGGCGCCCAGTTGCTGATGGCGGGCCAACTCGGGCGCGACAATGACCCGCGCTTCAAAGCGCTGGACGAGTACCGTTTCACCGGTACCGATGTCTTGCCCGGGTTCAAACTCCACCGGTTCCAGAAACACCGCCGGCAGTGCTACCCGGTCCTGAATGTCCGGACAGGTCGCGACAAATCGCACCGTCGGCAGCGCTTGGCGGAGATGTTCCTCGATGGCCGCGTACAGCGCATCCAGCGAAAAGGCAGGATCAGACACGGGCGTTCCCCTTCAGGTATTTATGCAGTTCAAAGTTCATCTCTTGCTTGAACACCACCAGCAGACGCTCGTCGGCCTTGTTGGCCCAGGTGTAAAACGGACCTTCAACGTCTTCGAGCGAGACCTTGGCCTTGGCCAGTGGAAAGCGATCGTCGTTTTCTGCGATCCAGCCCGAACTCGTGCCGCCACCCGCGGACGCGCTGCTGCCGGGATAGTCGTCCGGGTTGAAGTGTTTGCTGGAGGTGCGAATCCAGATATCCGCCTTGTTGCCATAGACGCGTTTATAAAACGCGCCCTGATAACGCCGCCCCGCCACCGAAACACCAGCCTTGCCCTGACGGGGATTCCCTATCCGGCTGGCCTCCATCGGGTTGGTGCCAAACCAGAGTTTGCCCAACTGGCCTTGGCCTTTGATGGGGTAGCTACGCAGGCGCTGACGCACTGCCCGTACGGCAATCCGCTCCTGTTTGCTGACATCGCGCGCCATGTGCGTGGCCAACCAGCCCAACGTCTTGTTGATCGCCCGACGTTGCGCCGCGGCAACGGCCTTGGGCATCACCTTGGCCAGCTGTTCAAAGGCCTGCATATCGTTGGCCGAGAGCTGCAGCGTCACCGGAACGGCACTCATGCTTTTAACCTCAGCGCCAACGCCACCAGGCCATCGCCCGCCGGCTCAAGGTGAATCAGGGTGTACTCGCCGCCACCGTCCAGGGCGGGCAATTCGATGTGCACCGTCTGCGTCTTTTCCACACCCTGAGCATCGGCTACTCGAATGTGAAAACACGGATCGCGCAGGCCGGTGTTCAAGCGCCCGATTTTGGGCTGCAACCAAGGCGCCGAGAACATGCCCAGCACACGCCGACCTTCAATGAAGCCAACATCGGCCAGGGTGTCGAACACCACGCTGTCGATCTCCGCGACCAGGTCTCGAAAGGCCATGGTCAGAGCGTCAGCAGGATCTGTGCCCGTGGACGCGTGCACAGGTGCAATGGGTTGGATTGGGCTTCACCGGCCATGCCCTTGTTGAACGGCAATGGCTCCAGCTTGCTGTAATACGGCAGGCCTTGGGTGTTGGCGGTCTCCATGTAGTCCGCCGGGGCAAAACAGGAGATGTACAGATCCGGCACGCCTTCAGGAATCAATAGCGCGGTATCGTCATGGATAAACGACACGCCGGCGATGCGCCCGCGATAACGCTCCCAGACAATGCCGCCCAGCTCGAAACTATCGCGCGCATCACCACGCAATTCCGCGGCCTGGATCGTATTGAGGTAGGTTTCCTCAACCGATTTGTGCGTGATCAGCTTGTT